ATTTTAAAAAAATTATATGGGTATAATAAATATAATGAATTTTCAAAAAACTTAAAGTAATGTCACATAATAATCATATTATAGATGGAACAAATAAAGATATTAATATTCTTTATCCAGATAAAGAATCATATCTTAAATTAACTAAAAATTTTAAATCATTATTGCCAGATATTATTATTAAAGAACATGAAGGAATAAAAGTAGTTAGGGAAGATTTAATTTTAAAAGGTGGTACAAAATCAAGAGCTGCAGAATTTTTAATTTCTCAAATTAAAAAAAATACTTTAGTATATGTTGTTCCAAGAGTTGGTCATGCTGGAGTAGCAATTATGGAACTTGCAAAACTTTATAATAAAGAAGTTATTTTTTTCATGCCTGCATGTAAGGAAATATCAGACAATCAAGCTTATATAATAAATATGAAACCTAAAAATATTATATTTGAAAGAATTGCAGCTATGCCTAATCTAAATAAAATAGCAAAAAAATATGCTCAACAAAATGATTATCAATTTTTACCATTTGGATTAAATCATTCTTATACTATAGCAGGATTTGTAAAAATTTGTGAAAATATTTTAAAAAATTATAATGAACCAGAAGAATTATGGTCTGTAATTTCAACAGGTGTTTTAACAAGAGGACTACAAATAGGTTTTGAAAATACTAAAATGAAAGGAGTTTGTGTTGCAAGAAATATGAAAAATGGAGAACTTGGTAGAACAGAAATAATATCCGAACCATTACCTTTTTTAAAAGAAGAGCATAAAAATAATTTACCTGAATTTAATACTGTTCCTTGTTATGATGGAAAAGCTTGGAAATATATTCCAAAAAATACAAACAAAAATATTTGGTTTTGGAATGTTGCTGGAAATATAAAAGCTCCAGAAAACTTTGAAAAAAATAAAATAAATTCATATAAAGATTGGAAATAATAATAACTTAAAATAAAAAAAAATGAAACTAACAAATGAATTTCAATCCATCAGAGATTGGGCAAAAAACAAAGGTATCTATGAAAAAGGAGATATTAAAACACAATTTATTAAATTACAAGAAGAAAGTGGAGAATTATCAAAATCTATTTTAAAAAACGATAAAGAAGAGTTTATTGATGCTATTGGTGATTGTGTAGTGGTATTAACAAATTTAGCAGAACTTAATGGAGTTAAAATAGAAGACTGTATAAATTCAGCTTATAATGTTATAAAAAATAGAATTGGTAAAATGGAAAATGGAACTTTTGTAAAAGAAAAATAAAGTTATGTTATTAAAATGTAAAAAAATATCAGACCCATATAAAGGTCCTCATTCAGAATCTTTAATAGTTACTTATTATTTATATGATTCTCAAAATATAGAATATCGTTGGCATAAAGGTCCAAATAAAGATTTATGTTGTAAAGTTGGAGATATTTTAGATGGAATAGTTATTAAAAAAGAAAGTGATAAAAATTTTAAAAAAAATATAATAAATTATAAAAAATCTAATCCAATAATTATTAACTTACAAAATTTTTTAGATATATGAAATTTGAAAATGCAGATAAAGCTTTTTGTTATATGTATAATTATATAAAAGAAAATGGAATAAAAGTAGAAAATACATTAGCTTGTTTTAATCAAGGATTTTATATTGAAAACCCTTTAGATAATGAAATAAGTACTATTTGGAGAAATTGGAAAAAAGATTATGCACAGTATGAATGGGAATGGTATTTATCAGGTAATCCTAATGCTAAAGAAATATCAAAAAAAGCTGTTATATGGAAAAACCACATGGATGAAAAAGGAAATGTTAGGTCTAATTATGGTTGGCAATGGTTAAGAGAAAATCAATTACAAAAAATAATTGATAAATTAAATAATAATAAAAATACAAGACAAGCAGTTTTATCTATTTATGATGGTAAAGAAATAAATACTTATAAATTTGATACCCCATGTACTTTAAGTATACATTTTCAAATAATTGAAAATAAATTATGTATGACTGTTAATATGAGAAGTAATGATTTATGGTTTGGATTTTGTAATGACCAATATTGTTTTAGTAAACTTCAAGAAATTGTTGCTCAAAAATTAAATATTAAAATTGGTTGGTACTATCATTTTGTTAATAATTTACACTTATATGAACGACATTTTAATATTTTATAATTTAAAAATTAAAACAATAGAAAAAATAGTATGTCCTTTTTAATTTTCTATATTCTTATCATCATCAACAAAAAGAATGTTGGCTGAAGTAAACCAACGACTATTTTTAAATTGTGAACGTAGGTAATATTTTACCTGAACCTTATCACCAATATTGAATTTATTTTTGATTAAATCAAACTTTGGCTTGTTAGTAATCAAATTAACTGGTCGTGGATTTTCATGTCCACAATGAAGTGTTATAGAGCAAAAGTTATCTGAATCATTTAACTGATTTATAGTGCCTTTTACAATGCTAAAATGCTTTTGCTTATCGTTATTACTCTTAAAATCTTCCATATTTTTTTTTACAAAATTAAAATTATTTTTTTAAAAAATTAATATTAATGATTATTGCACACTTTAAATGTGTATTTTTGTACATAATTTAATGTAACATGCACAAATGCAAATAGTAAGGCAAAAAGATGAAATAGATAGACTTTTATACAACCTTCATAGAGGGCTTCAACACTATACACTTAAAGAGTTTAATCATTTCTTAATCAGTTTAATAAATAAGAAAAACGACAAAAATCTTGAAATAAATTACATTTTTGAAATCGTAACAAATCGCTTTGGAATAACTACAACAGGTTTAAAAAGAGGTGCTGGTAAAAATTTTAAACAAGCAAAACAAATATCCTACTGTTTAATGCACTTTGATTTAGGATTATCAATAAGGCATATTTCAAAAAATATATTTTTAAATTCATCATCTTCTGTACAGTTTGGTGTAACCCGATTAAAAAAAGCAAAATTGACTAATTCAGATAAACCATTTGTATTAGCATACGAATCACTACAAGAAAAACTGATTTATTTTATCAATCAAAATCAAAAATAAAAAATATGAGCAAAAAGATTTACAACAAAAGAGGAGCAAAGAACTATAAAGAAACAAAGTTAGTTGCGGATTTGAATAAAAAAATATCAGAAAACCCTAACTTAGTAAATGAAATTGAACCTGCAAATAACTATGAAGAATTAAAAAGATTACATTCAAAATATTGTGTAGAAGATATTGATTTTGAAGAAACGAAAAACGATTATTCTAATAAATCAGAAGTAAATAAAAATGACACTTTTGAAGAAGTAGAAGTAGATATAGATGAAAACAGACAGTTTATTGACCCATTTAATAGAGAAGAACCAACTGTTCGTGATTATGTAACGGATAAAGGTTTCGCTGATGATAGTGATTCAAAATCTACAGGAAATACTTCATTTGACGAACCACATACTTTTAAAGATGCTTTTGACATACCAACTGGTGATGACAATTCTGATAAAGGCACTAAATCAACATCAAGTACGGAAAGAAAAGAAAAAAAGGAAAAACCACATCAAGAACCTTTGAATCCGAATTTTGATGACATGACAGGTGCGAAGAAAAAGAGAAATACAAAAAAGTTTGCAAAATATATAGTAGAAGCAGTTTGTATGTTATCCGAGAAAGGATTTGTATGGTTTGCCAATAAGGATATTAACGCATCAAAATTAGCAGAGTATGAATTAAATGGTGAAATGGATTTAGATTTAATGCTAACTTTAGATGAAGGGCAACAAATTACCGTAAAAGAATTTTTTGGTGGATTATGTATTCAGGCAGAACAACTTGCTAAAATTGACCAAGAAGAAAAAGATGACCTTTCAGATGCTTTAGCAGAGGTTATGATGGAAAAAGGAATAGCACCAACTCCAATGCAAGAACTAATGTTAATTGCACTTAAAATTTTTGGTGGACAAGCAATAGCATTAATGACTTTAAAAGCACAAAGTAAAGGAGTATTGAATCAATTAAGATTGATGAAAGAAACTGGTGCAACAAGTATTGGTGATAATAGTGCTAAAAAGCAAAATATAGAAGATGTTTTGAGTAAATACGAAAAAGAACCAATTAAACAAGAAGAGCCAGTTAGTGTTTTTGAAAATGAAGATAAAATTGAAGAACAACCAATGGAAATTGCACAAGAACAAGAAACAATAATTAATAGTCCAATACCAACTACAGAATAAATTTATGGATACAAAAGTAAAAAGTAAAGCCCAAAGAGAGGCAGGAATGATGGTCTGCACAGGCATTCAAGGTGTAGGAAAGACTTATCAAAATATGTATGTTATTCGTGATTATGTCAAGGATAAAATATATAATAAAGTAAGAGGAAGAAAGTGTTTAATTATAGATACTAATGGAGAATACACCAAAGAGCAATTTCAAAAAAACGATATTGAAAATTTTGACCCCAAAAGAATATCAGTTAAAGATGTTGCAGAATGGAGCAGAAGCCCAACAACTGAGTGCCGAAGAATAGATGCTAAAGATGTATCAATTAAAGATAAAAAAGTAATCCTTGAATATTTGCTAAAAGAGTACCGAAATGGTATGCTTGTTATTGAGGATATAAACACCTATATTTTATCTATGACACACATGGAGGAGATTGTAGGTGGTATCGTTAATTTAAGACACAGAGCAGTAGATGTATTAATTTCTTATCAGTCATTAAGACCAGTAGAACCGAGAGTTTGGCAAAATGCAAGGTGGATTCGTATGCACTATCAAGCAGATAATGTAAATGATATTAAAGGGAAGGTAAGTAATCCTACTTTAATGAAAATTTGCCAGTTAATTGTAAATAATAGATATTTTAATGGTGATAAAAGATTCTTTATATATATACATAGTTTCGCAAACAAAGTAGAAGGAAAATTTACGAAAAAAGAATTTTTGGATGCTTGTAGACAATACCTAAATGCTAATAAAAAATATTTGCGTGAATTTAAGGAGATGAATAATGTAAGTACAGAAGAAGCAATAGAAGGGCAATCATTATTATATTTTAATCAATATTACGGTAATACAAAATGATTAATTTGTTATTTAATATATTAATAATTTGGGCTGATTTGAATATATTAGCTTTGTTCTTAATTTCTTTGAGAAAGGATAAGCAAACTATATTGAAAGATGTTGCATTATTTTTAATCAAAAAGCACTATTTTTATCTTACATTAATTGACTTCATTATTGTTTTTATAATGATGCCACTTACAATACCATATTCAATAAGTTATCTTATAAAGAAAAAATAAATGAATGGCATAGTATTAAATAATTCTGTTTTAAATATTAATATTCATATTTATTTGGAAGAATACTCTAATCTTTGCCTGTTATTAGATTCTCTTTATTTACGATTGAAATTAATGAACAATGATAAAATCATTAAATCGGAATACGAAATTAATGAAAACAAAATAACAGAAATTAAGACTAAGATAGAAATAAATAAATTGACCGAAATAATAAAAGAGAAAAGAAATTTAATAAATGATTCATTTAATGTATATTTTAACGAATTAGAAGAACTAAAACATGAGCCAATCAGTTGATACAAATATTTGTGTAATAATTGAAAATAATTTATTCAAAATACAATATGTTTTGGAAACAATATTGTTGAATACTCCAGTAGGAATGAATTACCAATTGTATATTTATTCAAATGAATATTTGGATGATTCTGTTAATGAATACTTAAATAATTTAATTGACAAAATTAAAGAGAAAAAAATTAACGCTAATATTGTGTTTAAACAGTTTATAAAAAAATTAAATAATGCTGAAATTTATAATTCTTTTTTAAGAGAATCAGTTGATGGTTATTTCTGCATAATAAACACAAATACATTAGTACCAATCGACTATATATTAGATTTGAAGTATAATTATACAAACATTATGGATTCAGGTATAGCAATGATAAAATGCGATAATAATGGAAAAAAATTAAGACCATATTTATGTAAAGATGATTCGTTAAAGATGCTTTGGGATGCAGAATCAATGATTATAAATGATAAATCAATTATTTATTTTAACAATGAATTGGTTAAAAAAATCGGATATTTTGATGAAGGCTTAAATGATAATTTGATAATAGATGATTATCTTTATAGAAGTCTATCAACAACAAACCAAAATTATTACCTTCAAAATTTAACTGCTTATAAAGTATTAGGATTTAAGCATGATTCAAAAAAAGAATTGATAAGTCAAGAAAGTTTAAATGATTTTAAGAATAATCTAAACAATATGTTAAAAACAAATAATTTTTATAAAGATGGAAATTTTAAAAACAAGTGAAGTAAAATCTAAAACACTCCAAGAAGCTATTACGGATGGCACAGTAAGAGTAAACGAAAGCAATGTACCAATGGTTTTGCTTGAAATATTGGTTTATGGTATTGAGGAGGATAAGCCAAAGATAGATGCTATGAATAAGGAAATTCAGCATCAAATGTCATTAAAGAGAAATGGAAATAAAGCAAGAATTTTATGGTATATTGATAAAGGAGAAAAAACAGAAGAAGAAAAGAAGCAATGGTTATTTGAAAACGCATTTTCAAAATATACTATTTTTACACCAGTAGATTATAAAGTAAAAAAAGATTGGTATCAGAATGTTATAATAACCATAAAAAATCTTGAAAAGATTATTAAATCATCACAATTAGTTGGATTAAAATTAAATAAAAATGGCAAAAAAAAGATTATACATTAAAAACATTGATGCAGATAATATTGATGTTTGTAATCACTTACTAAAATTAGAAATAAAATTTTCATTAATTAAAGATACGTTTATATTAAAAAATTTTGAAGGTAAAGAAATGCAAATTGAAGAGATGATAAAAGAATTTGATAGTAATAGTAAAACTATTATTCTAAACATTAATTAAAATGCAAGAAGGAAAACCATACGAAGATAAATTCATACTAATGAATACTTGGGATGTTGGATTGCCTTTGGTATATAGAGATGAAAATGGAAACATTATTAAACATTGGAAAGATGGCAGAAAAGAAATATTAAAGCCGAAAGAAGAGGGAGAAGGATTATTCCTGAATGAAGATAACGAAGGTGCTTATGCAGACGATTTAATAGATTAAATTATTTTAAATGAAAGAAAAATTAATAGAAGAATTTTTAAAAGAACAAGGAATTAATCTTAATCATACTGCATTAATTATTTATAAAGAAGATTATTTAAGACAACCTGAATTAAAATACTTGCTTACAGAATTTTATAGTTTTATTATTGATTCACAAATCAACGATAAAAACAAATTACAAGACAATTGTAATTAAATATGAAACACCTATAAAGTTAAACCACAATCAATTATATTGTATTTGTAAAAACGTATCATTCATTTAATAAGCTAAGTTTAGTATTTCAATTAATTTTGTTGCTATTCATTAATAATTAAATAAATATTGATATGCTTAATAAAGAAAATGGAAAAAAATTCGTGATTACGCTTTTAGCTGTTATGGTTGGTTTAGCGGTTCACCAACTTTATGTTGCTCCAAAACTTACTAAGAAAGCCTAATAACTGGGCTTTTTTTTTGTTTCAAAGCAATATATCGTAAAAGGGGGTGATTTTGCCTCTGTTTAAATAATCAAACCAAGACTACATCTTTTATAGATGGTGTGTTATTGTTAGGAATAATTTAAAAAAATGGTGTCAAACCGTACATAATCAAAAATTTTAAATAAACTAATTGTTAAACTTTTAATCTAAACAAAATGAATTCAATTGAAAAAGAATTGCATGGTTACATCAATGGTACAGAAGAAATGTCAGGATACGAAGGAGATATGTCTTACTTCGATGACGAATCTATGGATTATTTTGATGGTGACGATGCTATGTCGTATGCAAGTGGTGGACGTGCTTCAATGCCCGTATCTGACCCTTATGTAATCTCTTATGAGAATACAACTCTTGGTGATTTAACTGCTGTTGTATTTGGATACAACGATAATTTTAACTCGGCTACTTTTGGTAACCCAGCAGGTATTACTATCGTCAACTTACAAGGTGGTACTTATTCTCGTTTGATTGCTCAGTCGAACAATAAGTTCTTCAAAATCGGTAAATGGCGTTTTCAGTCTGCAACTTCTTCTCAGTTGCAACAGACGTTACAAATCATCCACGTTGATGCTAACGGTAAGCAGTACATTACTCCGCTTAACCTTTCTATCATGCGTGATGCTTATCAGCAACAAGCAGACATCATTGATGTTACTCGTCCTGTTACTATTGACGGTAATACATCAATCGAATTTACACTTAAAGCGTCAGCTACAATCGTTATCTCTATGTTCCCTGTATCGGTTATTTCAGGTAAGGCTGAATTGAACGGTGGTACATTGATGAATCGTGCAAAAGCACCTCGTTTGAGTGGAAAGAATGTTGCTCCAGTAATTATCCAAACTACGCAAGACGTAAGAGGAATTACTAAAGGGTAATTTTTTTGGTTATAAATATGAAAAGGGTAAGGAAAAAACGCCTTACCCTTTTTCTTAAAATAATATATGAGCAAAAATACAAGTATAAAAAAAGATATAACTTTAATGACTTTGTTGGCTAATGAATCAACAAGTGATGCTCGTAAACTATTGAAAAAATATGGGAAACCTGACCCTAAAAGTTATTCTGAATTAGAAGTAAAGTTAGCAGAACTTTATTTTGAAGCACCTGATAAAGTACAATTAGAAAAAGAATTAGCTGAATTACATCCACATAAAAATTGGATAACAAAACTTTTACCTCCAAAGGTAGAAATTAAAGAAGAAATTAAGACTACAAATATTAAAAGTACGGAAGATAAATCATCTGTGGATGGTGAAAATCCAAATTATCCTTATCGTTGTAGATGTCGTTGTTGTTTACAAACGCCATACAATATGATGAATAATTTTGATGGTGATAATTCCAACACTACAAATAATTCTAATAATACAAAAGATTATATAGGATTAATTGGAGTAATTTCAGTTATTGGATTAACATTTTACTTTTTATCCAAAAACACAAAATAAATGAGAGCAACAATTATAGAAGATGCTACTACATTAATTCCTAATAAAGACCATAGGAATTTTACAGAAACAGGAGTTTTAATTCCTAAAGGAACAGAAGTTGAAGGCGAAATAAAAAATATTAGTGGTTTACGAAGAGGAAAACCATTTGTTTATAGATTATTTTTAACTAATAAAAAACAATTCATTTTTTTAAATAAAATTAAACCAAATATGGAAGCAACAGAAGTAACATTAGGTGCTGATTCACAAGTTAGCCCTACAAGAGTAAATTTCGTACCAAGTGATACATTTAGCAAATTGAAAATTGCTGGATTATTAGTTGGTGCTATCGGTGGATATATGTATGCCAAGAAAAAAGGTCATGCAAAAGGTAAAATGGCTATGTTTATTGGTGTTGGTGCATTAACTGGATATGGCGTAGCTTATTTAGTTGATAGAAACAGAAAAGCTACTTTTACAGAAAGTAAATAATTAATAAAATAATTATGAAAAATATATCACAAGAAGATAAATTTATCTTAATTGCTTACGGTGGAATAGCTATTGCATATTCTATTTTGTTTTTTTACAAATACAAACATTTATCTAAATAGTTATGGAAAACGCAAGAATAATAAAACTTGGAAATAATAGTTCAGTAACAGGTGTAGCTACTTTTGAAGAAGCATTTGGTGAATTTTCCGAAGCAAGAGGAAGAGGTCGACAACGTAGAGCCGATAGAAAAGCAGATAGAAGAGAAAAGAAAAGCGAAAAGAAAGCCGATAAAATTGAAAAGCGAAAAGAAAGAAGGGTTGCAAGAGTTTCTGCAAGAGATGAAGTAAAATCTACTCGTTCAGAATTAAGACAAGGAAGAAGAGCCGATAAAATTTCTGCAAGAGGTGAACGAAGAGGAATGCGTGGGGAATTGAAAGATGAGGCATTAGAACGTAGATATGGAAGAAAAGATTTTAGAGCAAGTAAAAAAGCAGAAAAAGAAGCTATGGGGCGTGAAGATGAACCTTTAGAAGATGAATTGCAAGAAGAAACTACAACGCAACAACAAGACCAGTATGAAAATGATGAACCAAGAGAATCAGAAAATGAAGGAATTGGTGAAGGAGAAGGTGAATATGAAACTGGTGGTGGCGGAAGTTATCAAGAAGAAGGTGGCGGAAGTTCTCAAGAGCAAGGCGGAGGTTATCAAGAAGAAGGAGATTATCAAGGTGAAGGTGAAGGAGAATATCAAAGTGAAGGTGGTGGAAGTTATCAAGAAGAAGGCGATTCATCTCAAGAAGAAGAATATGATGAAGAAGAAAGTGATGAAGAATATGCTTTTGATGGAGTAATGGGTGCTGAAGATAGATTTTCTGAATTAGCTGATGCAAGTGATATTAAAGTACCGACTAAAATTCAAGATAAAGCAACAAAAATTGAATGGAATAAAGAATTACTTAGCCGATTAAGAGTTGCAAAAGCAAAAGCATTTGGTGTAAATAATTATAATGATGCTGATTCTTTACAAGAACAGATTAATTCTACAACTGATAGAATTAATGATTTGGAATTAGAACTTTCACGATATATGAATTTTGAAGGAGAATTTTTAAATGCTGATGGTAAAAAACCAAGTGAAAATTTTAAAAAAGGTAGGTTTAAAAAAGTAATGAAAGCTAAGAAAAATGCTTATGGCAAAAGAATGGCTATTAAAAGTAACAGACCTATACAATCAAAGCAAAAAGCAACTTCTGTTCAAGCAAGATTAAACCCTGAATTTGGTAATCGAAGAATTGTTATACCAGCCTCAGAAAATTCTTCTAATTTTACTGGAATAAGAGGTTTAGATGATGCTAATGATTTTGATGCACCACCAGTAAGAGAAATTAAACTTGGTGTCGATGGTAGTAAAACAACAGAAATCAATTGGAAGGGTATTGCTATTGGTGTCGGTGTTGGGTTGGTAGGTATTTGGGCAATCAGAAAATATAAATTAATTTAAGATTATGATATTAGATGATTTTTATAGCAATTTTAATCATTCATTGGAAAATGGAGATTTAAAATCAGCCAACAAAAAGTTAATGTATGAACTTGGAAGAATTTTAGTTCAAAATAAAAATGAATTTGTTGATTTATTAAATGAATCAGAAATTCCTGCTACTTCGGATATGAATGATATTCGTTTAATTGATTTGTATGTCGATAATATTAATAAGAACAAAAAATTGATGCTTGGAACATCAATACTGGTTAATGTACATAATCAAAAATTTAGTGCTGATGGAGATGATTATTTGGATGATGAAAATATTAAAGATACATTTCGTTCTTTAAATTCTTATTATTCTGATGATTATTCTAATTCAGTTGGTGCTATTGCAGGAGCAGTTGGCGAAGTTGCTAAATTAGGTGGTAAAATATCTGAAGGTCAGCAAAAGAAAAAATATGGTGCTTTAGATTTAGCAACAAAAAAAGAAGATACAAAACAAGCATTGGTTCAATCTGTTTTAGCTGGACAACAAGCAGTAATGGAAGCTACAAGAAAAAGACAAGAACAAAAGGCAAAAACAACAAGAACTTTACTGGTTATAGGTGGAGCAATTGCTTTATTGGGTGTTTTAGGATTAGTTATTTACAAAATTAAAAAAGGAAAATAATATGAACTTAAAAAAAATATTAGGCATTGTTGCAATTATTGGTATTGGAGCAATTATTTATTCTCAATATAGAAAGTCCAAGAAAAAAAACCAAGAATTAAATAACAAAACTGCAATTGTGAATCGACCAAATATAGCAAAGGCTATGGAAAAAACGAAGACAGAATTAAGAGGAAAAACAAAAACTGCGTTAAAAGGAAAATTTGCAGATAAACGACAACAAAATCAATAACAAATGGCAATAAAAAGTTATATAGTTACTCAAGATTGTAATTCTCCTTATGTTTCATATACTGGACATCCTAAGAATCCTAATTCTATAAAGATGAAAAGGTTCAGAAAGGGTGAAATTGTAAATGGAGAATTAAAACACGCAAATAATCAACCTGCATTTGTGCTTGTAGAAGGTTCTTTAGTTTTACCTTTAGAATCAGTTAAAGAAATAGTATCGAAAGAAATTACAAGCAATGCAAATGGTGATGATTCTAAAGCAGAAACTACTAAAAAAAGCATTATTGAAAATCCACCAAAAATACAATATATTGATGGTGTTGTTATTGGTGCAATACTTGGGGCAGGAGCAATATATTTAGCTGAAAAGCAAGGATGGATTGCAATGCCTGAAAAGAAAAATAAGATTTATGGTGCAATAGCTGGTGCTTTATTATCCGTTTATCTTATTCACCGTTTTAAATTAAATAAACCACAAAAACAAATAGAAAAAAAACAAGAATAATTAACCCTTAAAAACTAAAAAAAATGACAATTACAACAAACTTTAACATGAAAACCAACGGAAGTTGGAGAAGCCAATTAGTAGGAAACAGAGTAACCCTTGATGTTAATACTACTCTTGGTGCTATTGCAATTGCTTTACCTGATATTGCTTCATTAGGTGATGCTTTATCTTCACTTGAAATCTGCATTCTTGATTCAGGAAATGCAGGTACAAATAACATTACAGTTACTCCTAATTTATTAGAAAGAATTGATGCTGGTGCTACTTATGTTATTTCAAATGATAATGAATCAGTAATCATTAGTGCTGTTGGCTCTGCTGATTGGATTGCTTTAGCTTAATCTTTTTATTATATAAACATTAAAAGGTAATTATTAAATTAATTAGTAGTTACCTTTTTTAAAAATTAAATTATTTATGAAAGTAATAACTAATGCTCCAATACTTACTAATGTAAGTAGTAATTATGATATGGCATCAGCCGATTTTTCCAATACAAATGGAACAACTGAACCAAGTCAATCCGAAAAGTTAGCCAAAGAAAAACAAGGATTAACATGGGATAAAATTACTGGTGGTTGGACAAAAGCACAAGAATCAGGAATGGTTGATACTTTATTAGGATTATTTGGAAAAGGAAGACAAACCCAAAATACTACTGGTACTTACAACCCATTAGTACAACCTACTGGTAATCTTACTACAGAAAAAGAAAAAGAAGATACAGGAATGAGTACAGGAATGAAAATAGGATTAGCTATTGGTGGTGTTGCAGTTATTGGTGCTATTATTTATTTCGCTACAAGAAAAAAATAATTAATGTACGGAAAAATATACGATAGTGAAAACAGAAGTTTTTGCCTTTACGTTACTATAAAATGTAAGGGTGAAAGGAAATTTCGTGTTTGGGCTGAAGAGTATGAAAAAAAGAATAGTAAATATTCCGATAGGGAAATAACAATTAATGGTAGTAGAACTATTCATATAAATTTTGTTATTTCTCCTAAACAAATATTTATAGGCATTGTAGATTGTAATAATCCAAAAGACAGTAATTTTGATGTTAGCTTATTGGAGAATACTTTACCTACCTATAATATTTGGATGGATGCTCAAACAAAAAGGTTTGTAAATATGGCTTTAAACTTTTCACAAGTTTGTGGCTATTCAGATGCTACTGATATTGGCAGGATTTACACTACTCCTGAAAAGGAATTTACAATCAAGTATTTCAACTACATATATGATTATCAAACTGGTAAACCATTAAATACACCAGCAAGAATAGGTCATTCAACAGGAAATATCGAAGTTTCTAAATTGAAATTTGATAGGTACACAATACCTATGCGAATGATGATTCTTTTACACGAATATTCTCATGTCTATAAAAATCCAAAAATAGGTTTAAAAATTTCTCACGAAATAGGAGCAGATATAAATGCTTTGTATATTTACTTAGGATTAGGATTTTCAAAGATTGATGCTATTTGTGTATTTGGTCAAGTATTTCTTAAAGCACAAACTAAAGGAAATATTGACAGGATGCGAAAAATTATGGATTATATTAATAAATTTGAAAACCAAGAATTTGCTGAACGCAATTAATAAATTTTATTAATGATAAACGAAAAAGAAAAATATGAAGAATTAGAAGAAAGGATGTTTGGCATTGATGCTATAGATGTTCCTTTTGATGATTCAACTAATGATTTTGACGAATCATTGGAAGATATTGATTTTTCTGAATTTAAGGGTAAAGAATTTAAAAAAGCATTTTCTTCAGCAAATAAAAAAATTGATAGAAAATCTCAAAGAAAAAAGAAAAAACCATTAAGCAAAGATTTTGCAGTAAATAAAAGAGCAACAATAACTGGTGGTGAAAAAAAACTATCTAAAGTAATTGTTCCTGATAATCAAAAAGTAATTGTAGAAGGTGTAAGTAAATTTATACTTAGTCAATCGCCAAAAGATATTGCAATAAAAAATATAGGTTATTACAAAGGTGAAAAATTAACTGAACTTATTTTAACTTTTAATAATAACTCACTTTTAGATTTTGATACTGAAATATTCAATCCTTCTGCACCACTTGATTATTTATATGCCACATCATTAAACTTAAATGATAAAATTGAAGTTGCTGGTGGTTTTGTAAGTTATTCAGATGTCTTATTTAATTTATTGGCTAATCCAACATTAATAGTAAATGCAAAATTCGTTTTTGCTGGTGCTTTATTAACGCAACAAAAATCACAACCTTTAATTGCTACAAATAAGCAAATCACAGGAGTTGCAAAAATAAGCCCTATTAATCTTGACTTGAAGGTAGATAATATGCAGGTAGCAAATGATATTGTTTATTTCAATGTAATGGATGCTTTGAATAGACCATTTATTCCTGATGGAATGGATGTTTTTAAGTATAAAGTATTAGCAGGAATGACAGTAACAATGGCTTTCTTTTATAAGCAAATATCATTGAAAAGAGTATTATTGGAAGAAGCAAGAAACAGTAAAATATTATTGTAAAAAATGGCATTACAAGAAACGAAATATCCAAATAATATCCGACAAGTATCGGGAACGCCTATCATTTTTAATAATGATGTTATTTTGGAATGCTTAACAAATATTGGTGTTGTTACAATTAATCTTTTAAGTATTCCTGATAATTTTTGGAACACTACTTATAAATTATATGTAGTAGATTATGATGGAAATTCAAGTGCAAACAATATTGTTATAAATGCTGGTTTTGGGCAAACAATAAATGGTGCTTCATCAATAACAATAAACCAAGATAGTGGTAGTGTAATTATAAGAATTGTAGATAATAAAACATATTTAGCTTCTTATAGTTATAACACTACACCTACTCCATTAGATACTGGTTGGCTTGATTTGAATGGATTTTTATGGGTAGATGCTTCTATTCGCCCTCAGTACAGAGTAATTGACAAACAATTAATATTTAGACGTTCATTAATTGTACCACTTTTTAAAGCAGGAGCAGTTATTCCTTACAGCGGTTCGGCTTCTTATGAAGGCGAAGTTGGTATTGCACCATATACTGGTGCAGGAGGAGGCGTAACTTTAAATTCAGCAGGATTAATAACTTTTAATCAAGGAAGCCCTGTATTACAAGATGCTTCACATTATCCTGATGCTAATTACACAACTAATTGGGTGATAGGTGGTCAAAGAAGAAATGCAGACCCACCTGTTAGTGCATCTTATTTAGCATATTATACAGGTGTATTTTTATTGCAGATAACAACTGGTGGTGTAATGAGAGCAATAACATTAAAAAATATAGAAGAAGGATTTAGTAATCAGCAAATAGGTCAATCGGCATTAAGATATTTGACAGCACAATCAATTCAAACGCAAAGAATTTCAGATTATAGAGATATTAAAGATTCTATAGGTGTTCAAAGTACAATTGTTGGTAGGGCAATAGGTGTTACATTATTCCCTGTAATCAATCAACTAAATACTCCTCCAGTAGCAATATTAGGTGATAGATATTTAATTGATACTGCTCCTACAGGTGCTTGGGTAGGTAATGCAAATAATATTGCTGAATGGGATGGTGCAACATGGGTATATACAATTCCAATAATAAGTAATCAAGTTTTTATAACTGCACTTAATAGAACAAAAGTATTTGATGGAATTTATTGGGATGACTATTATGGAAATGATGCAAATTATATTGGATTAAATTCTGATTTAGCAAGACATCTAATAACACATGACCCATCAGAAGAAGATGAAACAGGTGGCTATGTATTACCTTTAGACACATTAAAAGCATATTTAACTTAAAAAATTATGGCAATTAAAGAACAAACAGTAGGATTTTGGAAAGGATTACCGACACCAGTAAAAGGTATTATTGTACTTGGTGTATTGGTAGGTGGTTTTTTTCTTTATAGAAAAATTAAAAAATCATCAGGTGCTAATAAAGAAGAAAAAGAAGTTGGTGGTGAATTGCAAAAATTAATTGAATCGGGTATCAAGCCAACATTAAGCCCAACAGAAGCGACATCAATTGTCGAAGGTTTATATCATTCTATGAATGGCTATAATCCAGCTACAAGAGAAGATACACACATACCTAATTTTAAAAAATATTTTTATAGAATTAAAAATAAAGCAGATTTATTTTTAGTAACTCAAAAATGGGATGCTAAAGAAAATAGTTCTTTAAGAGATTGGATTGTAAAGGAATATGAAAGCCCTGAAGGTGGAGGAGGATTGACAACAGGTATTTATGCAACAATGGAATTACCAAGAGATGTTGCAAACAAACATTTAAAGTATCAAGGAATAGATTATAGATTTTAAAAAATATATTATGAGAAAAACAATAGCAGTAGCAACAATCGGAGGAGCAACATTAGTTGTTTTGAATTCAATTCAACAAATTGCAGGTTATAAGAAAAACACAGGAATGGCAACAACTATGGCTGTAATTACGCTTCTTGTTGGTATTTCTGCAATTAATTATTCTGTAAATAAAATTAAATACGAATAAAAATGGATATTAAAAAATTTGTAAAAGACAACAAAGTTCCTATTATAATAGGTGCTACTTTAATTATCATTACTATTTTTTATTTCAGAGGTAAAAAAGTTACACTTAGAAGTAAAAAAGGAAGTGGTGATTTAGAAGGAGAATCTTTAAAAGGAGGTCTTGTATTTGAAAAAGGAAAAGATTATACAGATATTTTAATTGAAACAGGAAAAAAGTTTGGTTACTTTTCAAATATCACATACTGGTTAAGAATGTATAAAGACAAGCGATTTAAAATAATGATAGTTAAGGATGGTAAAACTGAACAACCTTCAACTAATGGAAGAGGTAAATATGATATGGATGGCAAAAGATTATTTTTTGAAGATGGAAAAGTTTTAGAAGGCTCATCAGTTTTAGATGTTATCAAAAAATTGAAAGAAATGGAAGTAACTATTTTTGTAATATAAATTGTAAATAATAACCCCTAAATAAAAATCAAAATGAAAAACGAAAATGTAAAAAAAGCGATGAAATTCGCAACAATCGGTGGAGCAAGTGTACTTGTTGTTAGTTCGGCTATAAGCCTTACAAAAGTAACATCTTTAAAAGGTGCTATTATGCCATTAGTGTCTATTCTTGTTGGTGTATCCGCTTTTAACTATGCAATGAATAATGCACCAAAAGTTGAACCTAAAGCATAATTATTTATGACTGGTACAATAAAAAAAATTACGAATAACCCTGTCGGTTCAATCGGTGGGGCTATTCTTACTTATTGGATGTTTAAAAAATTCTCATCCATAAATAATAAATATTTATTAATTGGTTTAACTGTTGTTGGTGCTATTGCTGGTGCTTCTATTCAAAGTGATATGAAAGCTAAAAAAAGCGTACCTACTAAGGAAACCGTAGAATCATAACTTATGGCAAAAAACACTAAAAAAATTGCATTAATTGTAACATCATTAGTAATTATTGGTGGAGCAGTTGGTTTTTTACTTTGGAAAAAACGTAAAAAGAAAAAAGAAGAAGAAGAAATAAAAAAGGCTGAAGAACAAGCCTTGTTAGACAGTCAATCTAATAAACCAAGTGGTGGTGGATATTCTGCTTCTGCAAGTGGTAATCCATTTCCTGATAGTGCTTCATTGAAGAAATTTCAACAATGGGTAATTGATTTTGCGAAAGATTCTGCAATTCTTGGTACTGATGGAGCAGATGGTAAATGGGGAAGTAGTTCTGCTAATGCTTGGAGTAAATATGGAACTCAATATAAAGCAGTTCAAGGTTTATCGGGGAGTACAACCAATCAAACTTCATCTAATGTAATTGGTAAAAATGCTATTGCTAATAAAAATACATACGTTTATAGTACGCCAAGTTCAAAAAAAGATTTTTTGGGAATGAATCTTCTTTATGCCATAGGAACAGTAAGTTCAGGTAATAAATTAGGAAAGATTAAAGGTATAAGAGAAAACGAAGGAATGGTATGGTATGAATTAGAAATATCAATTGGATTATCTGATAAAAATGCACCAAGTATGCAAAATTCAAATTACATAGCAAATCCAAAAGTAGGTTGGGTAAATAGTGCAAATATAAATGTGCAGTAAATAATTTATGGCAGACATTAAATATATTATTCCTTTTACATACAAATGGGAAGGTGGATTATCAAGAGCAACTTCAGATAAAGCCTCTGCATTTCCATCTCCTTACACTTATCAGGGAAAGACAGGATGGCATACAAATAAAGGTGTTACTTATGAAGCCTTCAAGTCAAATGCTGATAGATTAGGATATAAAGATACATCTGAGAATTTTCTTAATATGCCTGAAGATATTTGGTTAAAAATAGCCAAACAACGCTATTGGGATAAAGTTTATACAGATGATATAAAAAGTCAAGCGGTTGCTAACATAATTTTTTCTTGGATGTGGGGAAGTTGGCTTGGTTGGACACCGAGAATGCAAAGGTATCTTAAATCAAAAGGGATTGAATGGAATCAAACAGATTATAAATTACTTCCTGAAAAATTAAATTCATTAGTTGAAAAAGAAGGTGAAAAGAAAATATTTGATGAATTAATCGAGCAAAAAAAGGAATTTTTACTTAGTCTTAATCAACCTGCAAATGAAAAAGGGTGGCTTAATAGATTAGAAGATTTAAAAAAATATAGCTATACATTATTTGGCTTAAAAAAAAAAGGTGGACTGGTCTTAGCAATGACAATAACTGTGTTATTAATAGTTAGTGGATATGTATTATATAAAACTTTAAAAACAAAATAAAATGAGAGATTATTCAAACTTAGATGGCGAAGTTATTGATTATGAAATAGCTTCAGCAACACAAAATGTAACTACCAACCCATACGAAGAAGATAATTTTTA